TCAATCCAACAATCTTTTTCTTCATCATATGGATTTGGAGACATTTTAACTACATGACCCGTTTCAGTATAGACTGTATCAATGATTTCTTCGCCAAGTTGTCCCATAAAATCAATTTTATTACTTCTACTCATCGTTTGGTTCCCTTACAATATTTAAGATGTGGGCTTCGTTACGCTTTGTTGCTGTTGAGAAACGATCGTCGGTTGTTATTGAACCTTCTTTGGTAGTCATAATCAAAATCATCATTTGAGTCAATGCGTGTGATAAATGTGGTAATCCTGACTCAGGATCATCATCTTCGCCCATCATATACGCCATCATATGTCGTTGAATAGAAGAATAGTGGCGAGATACTGGAAACTTGTGAATATCTTGACGCCAATTGTTTTCACCATATTTCTCAGCGCCAAAACCAAAAACCCGAGCAGCTTCAATGATAGCCTCGGGTGGAACTAAATGGATTTTTGGTTTACCTTCATCGTATTTCATATTACACTTCCTTTAATTTTTCAACAAACTCTTCGTGATTCTTTTTGGATGCTATTTCCTTAATAGTTGGTATTATATCAAGGATTTCGTCACATGTCAACTTTTTTATTAAATCAACGATTTGAGATGAATTACCAGAGTTTCCAGCTGACGCAGAACTCCATTTAAACTTATAGCCAAATTCTTTTAAAGTTTGGATTTGAATTTCTTTTTCTAAAGGACGAGCAACGTCAGGATCGGTGTAAATATAACGTATCTTTACGTCTTTTTCACGATTTAAGTTGTGCTCACGAATATATCTAGATGCCCCATGCTCTCCGGATGGAGCACGAATAGGATAAGTGCGTGCCAGAATACCAGCCTTCGACATTCCAGTATAACCGATATTTGGATGGACAAATTCTGACCCAATATCATCTACATCATTTGACAAAGCCACCTGATAAACGCCAGAGTCGCCATATTTTTCAACTAACAAACGTCGAGACTCTTCAGCTCCGTCCGAAGGAATTTGCGAAATTGAAATCCACGGTGTAACTTTTAGTCCTGAAAAATCATTCCAATCCATGATGTGTGTCCTTTATTAGCGATCATATACATATACATCAGCAGAAGTAGCCATCCCAAGTGGCAATGCTTGATGATAGCGGCGTGACGGGCGGGGTCCGCGACCTTGTAGCTTAACGTATTTCTGTGGAGCGGAAAAGCGGTACTTACGATACTCAGCATTACGGTTTTTAATAATATTGCGCATTTCTTCAACAGATTCTTTATCTTCAGGGGCGATTTGCCCATTAACCATTTTAACGGTAAAGCGGTAAGAAGTGGATGTGCGATTTGCAGACGTGATTTTCATGTGTGTATTCCTTTTTCATTTGATATAATTAATATAACTGATTCTAAAGGAAATGTCAATAGGTAATTACCCATTCTTTAAAAAAACGTTTAAACGCCTTTGCGTCAAGTAGTTGCTCGAAAAAGAATGTATCTTCATATACATCAGTATATTTTCTATGTACCCATTGCTGTTTAAACATTTGAATTTTACAATAGTCTAAAGCTTGGTGACGAAGATCACTGTGTATTTGAACAGAGTGACCTCCTTCTCGCATCCAACGTTGTTTGTACTCTGAAATCTCGAGAGGGTTTGTTAGCTTTGTCATTTATTAAGCATCCGCATACAGGTAAATACTGAATTTTCATTAAGACAATCCGACCAAATGTGGATGATATCATCCGAAGACATCCACTTTTGTTTATATTCAAAAATTTCTGTCGGTGTCATTCTTCCTCCATATAACAGCTTATATCTGCTTTAAGTTCATCATTTCCATAACTAAGAGAATGGTACTCAATTGGTTCCCAAGGTACTTGACCTTTATGTATCATTTCGCCTGGTGTATTAAACGTGGGAAAATACAATTGAACCTCGTATCCATAATCAAAGTCGTCATCTTTGTTATAATAGGTGACGTATCTACAAGCTTCGCCGCCGACATAATCAACTTGACTTATTTCAATTCCAAGACTCATTTATTAAGCATCCGCATACAAGTAAACACTGAGTTTTCGTTTAAACAATCAGACCAAATGTGGATTATATACCATCCGCATAACACAAGAGCAATTGCAATTGCAGTTCCGTATATTAATTTTTCAGTCATTACGCAGCTGCCTTTACAGGTTTCATAGTGATCTTAGCAAATTCATTAGTATCATGCAGGCGACGAAAGTAATCAGCGGCTTGCTTATGAGCAAAACCAGTTGCGAACTCTTGCAACTTGTACTCGCCATCTTCAAAAGAAAAAGCTTCAATTCTAAAGTACTTATTAAGCATAATCATATTCCTTATATTCAACGATCTTCAAAAGATCTTTAACTAACTGCTTACCGTATTGAGTAAACAAAATTCCTTGCTCCCACACAAAATGTTCAACACATTGAGAATTGTAAAAGGTTTCAGAACCTGTAATCCAGGTGAGTGCTGTTTTACGATCACCAGCACCAAGACCGATTACGTCTTGAACTCGAGCTTCAAATTTGGCGACATCTTGCTCTTCCTGAGCTTGAGTTTCAGCCATTTGGATTTCAAGAGCACGACAATATTCATCCCAAGTCTTTTGCTTTTCAGTAGGAGTACAGTTATCCCAATCATCGAAGAAAGCACCACGAGGACGGTAGCCGTAAACTTCTTTGTGAAGATCTGAGATACAATCGTCTGAGTATGTAAAAGCCATTACTGATTCCTTTTCATTTGATATAATTAATATAACTGATTCTAAAGGAAATGTCAATAGGTAATTTCAAAATAGCTACAAAAATCTCTAACGTCATACCGATTTCCTTTGTGCATATGCGCGATTTAGATAGATTTATAAATAGTTATGATCTATACAATTAGCCGTTTTGAATTATATTATTAATTATAATTATTTAGTCAAATCAGGTTTATATAAAATGATTGATCCGATTACAGCAATTACCGCTGCCACCGCTGCATTTAATACAGTCAAAAAATTTGTTCACGCTGGGCAAGAATTTGAAAACGTAGCAGGACAACTTGGTAAGTGGTATACAGCAGCGGCCGACTTTAGACATGCCCAGGCTGAAAGTAAAAACCCTCCAATTTTTAAAAAATTATTTCAAGCTGGAAGCGTTGAAGAAGAAGCGTTAGCAATCTTAATTCACGAAAAAAAATTAGTTGAACAAGAAAAAGAATTAGCACAATTACTTAATATGCGTTTTGGTTGGGGTACTATGGAAGAACTCAAACAAATGAGAAGAAAAATTCGTGCCCAAAGACAAGAAACAGTATATAAACAAATTGAAAGAAAAAAAGCTTTAATGGATGGGATTGTAGTCACAATCTTAATTGCACTTTGCATAGCATTAATAATAGGTGGTGGTTGGCTAATAGGAATAGGTGCAGGATTGTGGTAATATTATTACTATATTCTGTCACTCTTTCTCATGCATGGATTAACAATAGCAATACTTTAGTAAAAATATGCAGATATACTGTTGCAAACGAAACAAGCATATATACTAAACCAAGCCACAATCCTAGACAAATATCAATACATTATATGAGCAGTTGCCCAAAGACGCTCAGAGTTAAAAAATAAGTTAAATTAATTTGATTTAATTTCAAATTCTTTGAACTCAGCTTCAACTTTACAATCAGGGTATTGCCTATCAAGATACATTAATTCTTCAGATGTTGAATAGCCAGAATATTCTTCTGACTTATGTAGAAGTTTTCCTTCAGGAGATGTAACTGTTATTTCGTAAAATCTTTTCCACATTTTCATCTTGTATCCTTTCTGTCTATAGAATCAGTATAAACTATTTTGAAGCGAATGTCAATAGAAGAAAGAGGACAAAAGCCCTCTTTCTCAATATATTTAGCTATTTTAAATTAGGACGGGTTTATCACATAATGGATCAATAATACTAATGCGACTGAGGCACCAAGACCAACCATCATTTTACCAAAGTCTTTAGCAACTAATGGGAATACTGATTTTGTTTTCTTTTTGCCAAAGTATGTTGCCATTGCAAGTTCACGACCTGCTAGAAGCCCAACAAAGACCCAAGTCGTACTCATTGGAATATCATTTAGTTCTTTGAAGAAGTACAGACACAGCCAATAAAATAAGTCAATCAATGTCGCCGATCGTACGTATCGAGTGTTATGCTTTTCCAAAACGATCTTTTGGATTTTACCGCCTTTTTCTCTAAACATAAAGAATAGGCCAGCAACAAACACAACGCTGATAAACACCATTAGGTCTACAGGAATGGCACGTGGTAGGAATACCGCAATGTTAGCAATATCGTGAGATAACCAAGTAAACCATAATCCACCTGTTGCTACCCATTGGGCAATACGCCAAAACTTTTTATTACCTTCAGATACTGGTTGAGTTTCGTCGTACCATTTACCAAAATACTTATGGATAGCAAACCATACAGCATAAGCAAATGCCGCGGCTACACCATAACCCATAATGGATTTCATAAGCATTTTTTCCAACACAAAGGTTGAAGCAAATACTGATAAGACCAAAAACGATGTTGAAACGGGTACACCCATTCGTGTTAGTAAAACAAGAATAGCTGGGGCTGCGGCATGATACCATTGTACATCTTGGAATGGGATTTTATTCAAACGGCCATAGGATATATCACCGCCATTCATATACCAACCATACCATAGTGTATATAACAAAACAGCGGATGCCGCTGTCCATAATACTTTATAATTAAATCGCTCATTGTTTGATGCCATCCAAGTACCGAGCGTTTGTACTGAATCATTGGCGATAACTGCATACGCAGCAAGTAGGAAGCCGACAAGGCTCCACATAGTGAGTAGTTCCATTTATTGTCCTCCATTAAAAAATAGGCGAAACTTTACATTCCGCCTACTTGTTTTTTATAATAACATATAAATTAAAAATTGTCAACCATTGCTTGTGTTGCAGATAGTTCTGGGTCGCTTACTAATCCATAATCGGCAAGAGGTCCATCAGGGCCAGCAATTTCATCTGAGATGAAGAATTGAATATATTCCTTAAGGCCTGGTACTGCCTTAATGTGTGCCATCTTCACATAGAATTGCAATGGGCGGCTGATTGGATATTCACCGCTTGCAATGGTTTCAGTTGAAGCCTTAACACCATTGATATCTGCAGCATAAATTACGTCAGTATTATTCAATAAGAAACTCAAACCAAACACCCCAATTCCGGTTGGATTAGAACTTAGGTTTGCAAGGGTTTCGGTATAGTCACCATCAATATCAATAGATCTAGAGTCTGTACGAACTGTGTAACACTCTTTCTTTGCTTTTTTCTTGTCACCTAATTGAGCAAGAAAAACATCGTAATCACCTGCTGTTTCACAGCCAACTTCCATGACCTTCTTTTCAAACACTTCACGTGTTCCGTGCTTTGTGCCTGGAAGAAATACTAAGATTTCTAAAGNCGGCAACGCAGGATCAATTTCATTCCACATTGTATACGTGCTATTCTTTTGCAGTGCTTTATATAAATGTTCTGGTGTCATATTTTCAAAACCTGGTGTATCTAACCGAGCGGCAAATACGATACCGTCATAACCAATTCTAACTTCTTTTACTTCACTTTCTAGTGATGTTTCGCATCGCTCCCATTCATCTTGTTTCATAACAGAACTTGAGTTTGCGATATCCACGGTATTCGAGCCAACGCCTTCGCACATACGTTTACGTCCTGCGCCTGAGCCACCTGACTCAACTACTGGTGTTGGGAATTCAAAATTTTCGCCAAACGCCTCTGCTACAATAGAGGCATATGGTAGAACAGTTGATGATCCAGCAACATGCACATAATCTCGCGCAGTTGCCATAGTTGCAGTTGCTATTATAGCAACCATTAAGCTTAATAGTTTCATTTAGTTCTCCTTTTGCTTGACGGCTTTACCCCGTCGCTCGCATTAAAAAAGACAAAGTCTTTACCACTTTGCCTTAAATTATTTATTACGGAAATTTATGAATTATGTAACAGTACTGTAAAAGCTCAATATTTATTTAGCCCCAATCTTTACGGTCATCTTCGTTTTCATAACCATACTTATAAGCTTCAATTTCACCAACAGTCATGTTATCTTTTTCTACTCTTTCTGACGTAATAGAATCACCTACATAGTAATGAGGATCATAATGACGATGATAATAAGCATCTGCACTACCACGATCTTGAGGAGAACCGTGACGTGGCAATTCTTCTGTTTTAATTATATCCAAATCATACTTTTCCATTACACTACCTCCATACCAGTAAAGTTTTCTTGTAACCAACCACGGTCAATTGCATGAAGAACAATAATATTTTTATAGTGTTCGGATAGACAAATACCTTTTTTAACAGCCCATGCTTTCATATCAGACTGAACCATAATAGATTGCTCACCTTGAACAGGCATAGCTTCAATACGGTTCATTTCTTCTTCGGCTATTTCAAAGCCATTGCGGGTTTCTTGAATCCAAGGTTCCATTATTATACTCCTAAAACTTCAGTTTCTGCCAAGACATCAAAGCATTCATCAATATAAGATGAAGCATACACACCAGATAAGTCCATATGCATATCTGCAGCAACGTAGTCCCAAATTATTGATCCATCGGTCCATTTATTACACTCGATGTCAAGTGCGTCTTGAAATGATTTAACAACGTCAGCTTTAATCATTGCGCCGTTATGAAGATGTGTAATTCTTGACATTTGGTTTTTCCTTTGTTTACCTTATATAAACAATATAACTGATTCCAAACTAAATGTCAATAGTTAAAATGAAAATGTTTAATTATTTTCATTAATAATTTCTTCTTCACGTTTTCTATATGCTTCCTCAAATCCGCGTTCGTACTCATCTAGACATTGAGATTCGTTATTCCATAAACGTTTGAAATAGCTATCATAGTAACCCTCAACAACTTCGTCTGTTTCCGTTTTAGGAATTAAATGACCTTTAACTAACCAAAAATATCTATTAGCTTCTTTACGCACGAACGGACTACACACTCAAGATCTCCTTTGTTAAGGTAACAATGTTATTTTATTTATTGGTGTAGTGTAAAAATGTTACCGCTAACAAAAAAATTTATTTTAGCTATTATAAAGCTTTTTCTAAATCGCCATGGTTTCCTGCATGTGAAGGAGGGGTCCATCCTGCTAACTTGATTAAATCAGGAAGACCAAACTTATTAGGGCGACCAGGTTTTACACCAGGTTCTTTTTCCATATTAGCTTTATATATTGCGTCCCATGCTTTGTTAGCATCTACGCCCATAACATCAAGTGTACCGATCGCAAATACACACATATCAATAAGGCCATCAACTACTTCCTCTGCATCAGAGTTGTTAATTGCAGATAAAGTTTCCTGATATTCTTCACCAACCATAAGCATGCGAAACATAAGATATTTTCTCATTAATTCTTTGTCACCACGGTTTGCTTGAAACCAATCGTGTACTCCAAATTTATCGTGCATCTTGTTAATATCTGCAGACCAATTCTCACTCATTGTGTTATTCCTTCATCTTGTAGTTGCGTTTCTATTGAAACAATTTCATCTTTTAAACTTAGCTTTTTTCTTTTAGCTTTAGCAATTGCTTCTTCAGGGGCACGTTCGGCTTCTAAGGCTTCAACTAATTTATGCTGGTGTTTATGTTGATCTTTAAGAATACGAATTCTGTGTAATTTACTATCTTTATTCATGTTTTACTCCGTTTATACAAAAAAGTCTTCCAACGTATCAACTTTAACTGCGCTCCATCCGATAGCATGAAGAATAGAGTCTATCGGACTAAGGAAGACCTTCTCAAATTGTTTATCATAGTCTATGTAATTTGTCAAGGTAAATTCTTTTGGTAACACGCCAGGAAAGGAAATGATATTTTCACGAATTGGATTTGGCATTTTCAAATAGACAAACTTGATCTTATCACCACCGGCGATTGAATCATATCTTTTATCTAACTTCAATTGTTTTAAATGATTATTATATAAGATAGCACCACGGACGTGCATTGGACAACCTTTCTTATATGTACCTTTAGATTTATACTTATCAATGTTATCAGTACCTGAGTTACGACCAATATCCTCTGGAGGTAGTTGATGAAACTCTTGACGAAAATCTTCAATGAATTTCTGTATTGCTTCTTCACCGTCGTTCATAATAACTTTAAATGATTTCTTAAGTTTCTCACGACAAACTTCTGGTGTTGAAGATCGTACTGACTCAAGACCTGTAACCGAAATCTTTGGTTCTTCGTAATGAACGCCTTCAGAGTTTAGCGTATTCATAATATAACGCTTCTTAGCAATGAATACAGATTTGTCAGTAATCTTTTCTCGTTTCATACCCATTGCTTGACGATATGCACCCATACGTTTCGCCAGATCCTGATATCCTGCGTCAATGATTGGTTCAATTTTCATCTGACAAACTTTGTCCAGAAATTCTTCACCTTTCTTACGAT